GTTGTAGTGAGGCTTAGCTCTAGTCATGCTTGTGGTAGTAATGGTTGGTTTAGACCACTATCCCACCCCTATACTCTCTCCTCAAAGTCCTCTCTCAGCTACTCTTCTCAAGAGAGGTCAAGTCGTCTCTAGGGAGTCTCCTTATCAGTAAGGGACCATTCTCCCTTAGACCCTGCTGTCACTCGCTCGTCTCCGCTCGCTCGTTCCTGTTGCCTTGTCTGTTCGCTCGCTTCCGCTCGCTCCAGACGACGGCACAGTAGATGTATAGCAGAATTGCACATGGGGTCTCGTCAAACACGAGGGTAAGACTTTTGCGATGTGCAGAACTGATATACTTTTGGACGATAAGTGACGTTTAGTCGTGGAAGGGGTTTTAGGGTGGCTACCCGAGGTGCAGTACTGGCTGTAAGCGAAGTCAGTGTGGCTTGTAAGTACAGCGTATTGGGTAGCCTACCCTATCTGTTACCAGAGTGAACCCTCCTCAGGTGCAGTCTCTACACCATGGACGTTGTTGTAGTAGTTGAGAGCGAATGCGTAGCGTACAGTGCACTCACTCAGGAGTTGGCAGGGCTCCTTGTTGATCCAGTTGAAGAGGTAGTTCCAGTACAGAGAATTGAACCACTTCCAGGGTGTTCCGTAGAGCTTGTCGATTTCGAGCATTCCACAGACGCTGATGATGAAGGCATCTCTGCATTCCTTGCGATAGGCTGCAGGGTCTTGTGCTGCTACGGCCTTCTCTCTGACCTCTTTGGTGAACTCTTCAGCATATCCACAGAAATTCAAGACACTGTGGTTACTCTTGATCTTGCGGAGCAGCCTCTTGACTACGTTCTGGTTTTCGTTGAGGTACTTGACTCTTCGGGAACGAGCCATTCTATACACTACTTCCAGGGCATCTCCTGCTGCTTCCTTGGGGCTTGCGTCGTCGTATTCCAGGCCTTGCTGGATGAGCTTGGTCAGGCGTTGGACTTCCTCCTCGTTGAAGAACTTGTTCATGACGCCATCTTGGTGCGCCGCTTGATCGATGGACTCAGCAGGACCGTCACCTTTCCAGCTTGGGTTGCCATCCCAGTATCCATCTCCGTATCTGGTCTCACACACGTGCCAGAGCCAGCCTCCTGTGGGGGTGTGACGAGTGGTGTAGTAGTACTCGGTAAGGAACTCACTCAAGCTGACGTCTTCCCAGTTGGGCAGGTCACCGAGAGCATCATTGCGCTCATCCTCGCCATCTACGTCATCATCTTCGACGACGTTGACGTGGTCTTCCACGAGGTTGAGGTCGTGCTTTGCGAGTTCGCTTGCGAGTGTTGGAAGGCCCATGTTGTTCTCCTTTTGGAGTGAAAGAGCACTGATTGACGAACGGAGTGTGCCAGAAAGTGTGAAGAGCTAAACCAACAATGGAACAACAAGGGTATAACTAGGCTCTTTACACTTTCTTGACACGAAGTGTGGGAAAGCTGTGCTTAGCTCCAGTGAAAGGAGGACTACTTGTGGCATTCCTCGCGGAGCTTCAGAGCTTCGTCCAGCATCAGTTGGAGGTGTTTGTCAGTCACCATGGCGTTGTCATTGAGGATGATTGCCTCACCACAGATGAGTACACCGTGTTTGCCTCCATCTACCTCAGGTCCAAGGTCGTAGACGCCAGAGTTGAGCCTGAGTGGACCAGCAGCACGACCGGTGAAGTCACATCCACCGAGCATGATGAGTAGTCCAGCCAGTAGCATGAGACCACAGATGCACATTGCTGGTCTGTCGAATTCGTAGTTCACAGTCCTTCCTCCTCAGCGATGTGTTGTCCAAGCTCGAAGAATCGTTCCAGTAGTTCTGGCCCATGAGCAGTGAACTTCTGCATGACAGGCTCATCGTAGAGGGCATTGAGTTGTGCCACTTCCTCTGGAGTATAGAAGTCAGCCCAGATACGTGCGATACCACGTTCCAGACGGTCTGTGACTTCCTGTGTGATGGTGATGCCGTTGAGTTCGAGGTTTTTCTCCAGCATTTCCCTGAAGCCGATCTTGTTCATGAGTTCGAGAAGAGTTTCCATTTGTTCTCCCTGGTGATGTTGTTACGAGTTGGTTTCTGGGTTGATGGCGTCAGCCGCTGCTGCGCGGAGTTTTGAGACCTCCGATTTCCCAATACCGAGACGATCTGTGATGTAGAGAATCAGGGCTGCGATGACGAGTATCTCGATGATCATTGGTAGTATTCCTTTCTGGAGGTGAGAGAGGTGAGAGTTCATCTGGCACAAAGATGCCGAGATCCTTTGGTACAGGCACCTTGGTTTGGTCCATGTCATTGAAGTGAAGAGGTACAGCTGGTGCTACTGGCTCAGGTTCTGGTAGTTCTATATCGTCGATGAACCAATCGTCTTCGTTTTGCAGTGCAGCCAGTGCCAGCTCCACGTGTGCTTGGTGTTTGGCATCTTGCCATGCTTTCCATTCACGCACTCTGGCTTGGTACTTGGTCCATCGTTCTACACTGGTCCAGAACCATTGACGCAGGGTGAACCTGATTCTATCTTCTGTGTTCTTGGCGTAGCTGATTGGAACAACCAGGAAGAAGATGAGCAGTGCTACTGAGACTACGATTAGAGGGAAGCTCATGATGTTTCTCCTTGTATTCGCTTATGTTCTTTGGTATCTTGTCGACAGAGAGTCCCTCCCCCGAGTATGTAAGCAAAGGATCCTGGGGACTCAATCTGCCGACTCCCTCACCAGGGAAAGTCTATTCGAACACTGTGTAGAGATTCCATGTGGATCCTGCAGGAAGCTCATCGATGATCCACTGGTACTCTGCTTCAGTAAGCTCGATGTATCTGCTCTCTTCCACGATGATCTTGGCTTCCGAGAGCTTCAGTTCGGGCATGATGACGCGGAGTGCTTTGATGCATGCGATCTGGCCGATGAGCCTGTGCTCACCTGTACAGTCGAAGTAACGGTTTTTCGTCTCTACCTGACCAGATTCTCTCTTCAGCCTCATGTTCTCGATGTAGGCAAGCCTTGCAGCTTCTTCTGCAGCCCTTGCTTGTTGACGCAGGTTGAAGATCTCAGCAGTTGGGCTGTTCCTTTCGTTGTACTTGGCGTAGAGGTCAGCAAGCTCTTGCTCCTTGTCATTGAGCATGTCTTCCAGTCCTCTGTTGGTGCTCTCTGCAATGCCCAGCTCTCTTTCCAGTCTGTTGCACTGTCCGAGGAGGCTATCCCTCTGGTTGTCCAGATCCTTGAGAGCAACACTTGCTGCTTCGTTTGTCTTGATCTGCAGCTCCAACTCGGTGTTCAGCTCCATCACCATGCGGATGAGGGTGCTCTGCGAGAAGGTAGCGAGGAAGGTCTTGTCGACTGCCATGACGTGTTCTCCAGTGAAGGTTGAGGCGCATTGTTCAATTTGATAGATAAACCTCAATCACCCAACTTAGGAGCAGTGATAATGATAACTACAGCTACAACACCAAACACGACCCACACACTTGGTTCCATAACTGCCCATTTCAAGTCTTCTACTATCTCCAACAGAGTTCTAATAGACACAGGCATGAGTAACTCCTACTCTACTTAGTGAAACGTCTCCTCACCCTTTCCTCGTAGCCACTACGTGCGACAGCACTCAAACAAGCTGCACGACAACGCATCAAAGTGCAACGACGATGCGGTGCAAAGGATATATACACCCGACGTCCCAAACTGTGTGACATAGCGGAGTACGCTACCCCACAGAGACATACTGGCCTCATCAGTACAGGAACTATACCTGTAGACACCTAGGGATTGGACCTAGATGTTTCGGCCTGAAACCTAGTTACTTATTCTGCAACTTGAATAAGTGCATAAATCCCATCATGGAGATAGATAGCAGTCCTCTGCTGTTTGTTCAGCCAACGATAACCTTTATTCAACCAAAGATAAACATGACCAAAGGCGTCGGCGGTCTCATTATCTGCCCTCAGTCCAGAGAGAGCCTCTACTTCTTGTAGAGATAAATGATTGTGGATCATCTTTTCGATCAATGGGTAGGTTCCATCGATCATGGCTCCGAATCCAAAGGCTCCGTGCATAGCTTACTCCTTGTTGTTGAGACTACTGGCCTCATCAGTGCACGCAACACGTGCAGACGCACAGGGATTGGACCTGTACGTTTCGGCCTATTGGCTATCCGTGAGTGACAAGCCTCAGGTGGTCAAGCAACCTGGTCAGCTCCTTCTTCATGCGATCCTCACGCTGCAACGGGAAATCAATAGCCCAGTTATCGAAGTGGTCAGCATTAGCTTTCACCTCGTTATCCCAGGCCAGGCGATGCAGCCAGAGGTAGTACTGGATGGCAGAACGCTCTTCGTCAGTAGGCGGAATAGCTTGAATGACATCCCACTCAAACTGACGCCTAAGAGACGTAGGCTTCAGAGCCAGCCAGTATTGGTCACGACAATAATTGCAGAAGCCGAAGTAAATGTTCAGGCCATAGTGGTCATCTCGTGAGATCCACTTAGCTCCCAACCACTTGCTTCTCAGCTTTGCGATCATGTCTTTGAGACCTTGACGCATGAACAGGAACCAGGGGCTGTATGTTTCACCCTCTGCCGCGACAGTCTTTAGCCCAGCAGCCTGCTCCAATTGCCAGGTAGCATACCGCTTGGCATAGTTAGAGACTCTGTCGATGCTCGAAGCTACTTTGCAGTATCCGGTCAAGTAGTCGGTCGCAATGTCCTTGTGTTCAGCAGCTTTTTCGACTGCTTTAGCAAGATGACGTTTGACCATCTTCTCGACCCAGGCTTCACGGTCAGGACCAAGGAAGATCTCAAGTGCATCAAAGTAGGCATCCCGTTGCGTTCCTGCGTAGGGCAGCCTTTCAGTAACAAGCGCACTGACCTTATTGATCATGTCCCAGTCGAAGCCGAGATCCCGCAGGTGGCGTTCATAGCCAATGAGAGCATCTTCATGCCACTCACTCCAGTCAGATGAGAGCCGGTTTTGACCAACACTCCACTCCCTGAGTTGGTAGGCACGCTGTACCTGAAACACATCAGCTGTGTTCCAGCATCTGGATGTATGATTCGTCACCACGAGGGGCGTCATTTCATGCTCATCCAGATCAGCTATGGCAATGCGTGGCGAGATCTTGGCAGCTTCCGATGATGTCACTTCTTCAGCGATCACCACAGGATAGTCTGTCTTGACTTCGACAGCTCGCTTAAAGCTGACAGGCTCCAGCCTACCACTCTGCTTATTCAGCCTATGGCCCATCGTGTCGTAGATGTAGGTGTCCTCCAGCAACCTAGTGGGCACCATTGCCTGAGTCTCCTCGAAGATATTGAGGAGGGCACGACGCTCATTAGGTGTAGCCTTAGCGAACTTACCTTTGGCATCTACTACTCTGAGACCATTCGCCTGCTTCCGGATCATCAAACGCTCCTGCACGGGGCGCTTACGCTCGATGGGAAGAAACAGATGTCTGTCACTCCACATCTTGTCGATGACCAGGGTGCGAGTGGTGGTAGTTCCGGTCCATCCGGTCAGAGTGATAACCTGCATTGGTTACCCCTTTCGTTGTTGGTAGTTAAGGCAACTGGCCTCATCAGTACGTGCAACACACGTAGACCCTGGGGAATTGGACCCCATGCGGTTTCGGCCTAAACCAGTGACACGGTATTAGGTAGCCCCGTGTTATGGCCTGTAGTGCTATGCGTTACACTACGTAGTCGTACCCATCCCAACCGTACTCATCCTCGACCTCATCCTCCAGGTCGTAGAGTCGTTGGGTGAGCCTGTCATGGAAGTCCATCTTGGCCTGCCTCCTCAGCCTAATGCCTCTGTAGGCAAGGATGGCATTGTAGTCACCAGCATCTACCGCAGGCTCTAGCTCAGCAAGCTGGGCATCGAGCTTCTCAATCGAGCGGTGAGTGATGGCGAGTAGGTCATGGACAGTCTCCCAGTCCAGTAGATGCATAGCCATTAGTGCTCCTTGGTTAGTGGGTATGATTACCCTGGCTCTATGTCTCTCATCCTGGGCTTGCCACCAGGCAATGGTCACATTACGGGTGAGCAGTATTGTAGCCTTGCTCAGAGGCTAGCCAGTTTGTTGGTTACGGCATCATGACCTTGTGCTTCTTGATACTGAGTACTCGATATCCATCACATTCTATTTCACGAATGAAGAGATCGAGTTCTCTGTTGCTCTCGAAGTAGAGGTCAACAGTGAATGGGGAATCATAGTCTTTGTAGAGCAATGTAACGTCTACTTGGACCATTCCCACAAGCTGCCTGGCTTTTGCCATTGTCTTTCCCTTTCATTGGCGGGTGAGGTTATCTAAAGTATGACCACGGGGTGGGCTCTAAACGTTTGAGCCTCCTTCACGATCATTCCTATTAATACCCTCCCAACTACTCTTTACTAAAATTGATATCTATTCTGGCCAAGCTTTCTGTATATTTTTTATTACACTTTAGTTACTATTAGGGCCGGGACGCCCGAATCTTTTCTATTCACATCACTCGTGCTACTATGTGGTTATCTACTTGTGTGCTCTATGAACATAAACTCATATCCTCCAGAACTCATCTATACTATTGGCGAGATCTACGAAGCTTTTCTCAATCCAGAACTCAATCATGCTTATAGATATAAGAAGCTAGTAGACATCAGCACCAATGGATATGACTGCAAGTATGCAAAAGCCTCTTACCATCGATGGCTTTCATCAGGACAGTCGGCGGAAACCATTAACACCCTTCTATCCGTACAGGAACAAATCACAAGAGCATTACAGCTCTACCAAGAGATAGAAAAAGATCTAAATGAGTCAACAGAAGAAACTACATAGTAAACCACCTACAGAGGGGTCTGAACGCCTTCCTGAGCGGTTTTCTACCTATAATACCAATCCGATACAGGCAGAAGACATAAAGCCTTCAGAAAGCTCTACAGCTCCTTTAAAAGATGATAAAGAAACCTGTACTGATCTAGCTACTGTAGAAGAAGAGCTTAGTGTCACTTTAGCTGGTCCTGTAGATAAGTCTGAGTTTACAAAGTACCTTGGACTCTCTATGGACAACTATGAGCTAAATATGGATAAGGAGACTGCTACCAAGTACAAGAGATATATTATGTCTTTGAAACATGGTATGCACGCGGCTGTACCTCTTACCTGTGTAGGTGGGAAGAAGTGTCCTCTAGGTTCTAGATGTCCTTTTACTAGGCACGACGATGAAGGGATGGTAGATTATGATGATTCTACCTATCCACTATGTAGGCCCTGTCCTGTAGAAAGGGATATGGTCAAGCTTCACATGTTGGATATGGTTCGTGAGTATGAAGTAGAGCCCGATGACTATACTGATATTGCTATTGTGAGCAAACTGGCTACTCTAGATGTGCTTGAGTTCAGATGCAACATGCTTCTTGCTACCGATGCTGAAGGATTGGTTATCAGTGAGGTGACTAGCTTTGATCCAAAGAATAGTAAGGAGTTCATTAGTAGGAAGGCCCATCCAGCGTTTGAAATATTGGAAAAGATACATAGGATAAAACAGGACTTATTGAGAGGTATGGTAGGGACTAGACGAGAAAAATACAAGAAGGATGCTGCTACCGGTGAAAGAACTTCTACTACTGATCTCACTAAAGAGATGCACGATCTACTCGACATCCTTAAGAATGCTAAGGATGAGAACGATATAATAGATGCAGAGTATGCTGAGGTAGAGGTTCTAGACACTAATAAAAGGGAGTCGTAGTGCTATATACATGTTCATGCTTAGATCCGGACTGCGATATCTGCAATCCTGCTAAAAGGGATGATTGTGGTCCGCCTTGCTGTAATGAAGACCAGGATTGCTCTAAAGACAGCAAGAAAGATGGTTGTTGTGGTGGTTGTTGTGAACGATCTGCTGATATTAATGATGTAAGCCAGATTAGGGTAAATATGGAATACTACATTGGCAGAGTGAATGAAGATGCGCTTAGAAAGCTTCCTAAGGATATGCCATTTAGGCTGGTGCCTAACAAAGTAGAAAAGTAGTTCTCAAGAGCAGGAATAGTGAGTGGAGTTCAATTGGCTAGGAATGAATATAGCCGCTGGGCAAATTGGCGGCTTGTTTCATAGATTTCTGGGACTTGGTGGAACAGCACCGGCACCTCCAACTGCATTACCAGCTAATAGCGTTACCTTCGACTTAGAGACTACTGGTTTAGAGCCAGGTAGACACTCTGTTATAGAGGGTGCTGTCTATGATATGAAGTCTGGTACAACGTGGTCCAGACCGATTACTCCATATATAGGTCGAGATGCAGTTAGTATAGATACTCTTTCTGCTAGTGCTTCTGATTGGTGGAAATCTAGACAGAAGGCATTGTATAGCTGGGTGGGAAAGGACGCTGCTCAAGTAGCTCCAGACGAGTTTGTTAGGCAGCTAGCCAATAATCTAAAAGGCAAGGTAGTTTGGATTCAGAATGCTCCATTTGAATCTAGACAAATGGCCGATCTATTTAAGCATCACATTGGGCCAGAAGAGCTTGCTTCGATTAGGAAGATGTTCGAGACACGACCTCTTTCCGAGGCTAGTCAGAGACATCTATTCTATGTGACAGGTAGAGATATTCAGGCAGCTAGACAGACTGCATTTCAGACACGAGACTGGATGCCTGTCTTTACTGAGTATTTAAGAGATGCAGCTCGTAAGACAGATGCTATTAGGGTTCGTGATATTCAAGATGTGACTAGAGCTATTTTTAGTGAGTCACAGCGTATAGGATTGATGAAGGCTACCAAGTCGTTCGTAGGTAGCAATATCAATACTTTGTCTCTGGCATATGGATTTGATCCAGAAGTTCATAGAGCACCAGCTGATGTTCTTAGAGAAAGTGACCTATTACGTAGGTTGTGGAGAGTAGCGACTGGATTACATGAATCTAGACATAGAGGACTGTGGGGCGAGGCAGCTCTTGTATTCAGCGATAAATACAGAGAAGATCTGACTGCTATACGTAGAGTAGGTCATGCACAAGAACTGTTGTTGCAGAGATCGATAGCTAGGAACCTAGCAGAAGCTAAGTTGGCATTAGACTTTGGAGAGGGTGAGGTTAAAGGTGTAAACGATAAGCTGATGAGTTTCGTAGCACCGATGGAGACGTATGAAGGGAAGGTAGTACATCAGCGTATTGCCTATCACCTCAAAAAACAACCAAAAGATTTCGACGAGGCAATCAGACTATTTACGTCTGAGCGCTTTATGAGCAAAGGCCTGACAGACGTTGTCGAAAAAGCAGTTCTAGATGTAAAGACGAAATCTAGAGCTGGCTTAAGAGAAATGGTGGCTAATCCATTAAAGCTTGAGCTTGATGCTAATGCTGAGCTAATCAAGCTGATGGATGAGGCAGGTAAGTTTAATAACTGGGATGCTTTACGCTTCTTGTTTGCTAGACATCCTATCAAGATGGGTGCTATAGCAGCTACAGGACTATATCTTACTGGCGCTACCATTGACTTTGCTACTTCGAGAACCAGTACACCAGCATTAGAGGATGAATCATTTGTAGATTGGTCTGGTATGGAGCCCTATGGCATTGGCTCCGATATGAGGCACTATTCAACTGATTTTGGTTCAGGTTGGCGTGGTTTACTAGACTTTACTGGAAAGATAGCTTATCTAGGCAAGCAAGCAAGGACAACTTGGTTTCAGCAGGGGGAATTGACTGCTCTTGGCGTAGATATTGAGCAACGTGTAACTAGACTTGCTAAGAAGGTGTCTACACAAGACTTTCACCAAGCTACTTCACTAATTAGAAGACGGTCATTGGCTCATCCACGAGAAATGCATATTCGTGATCGTCTGGATAATGTTGCTTCGCCTAGACTGCAGCCAGGATCAATGGCTGAGTTTTTGGTAGGTGCTGATTCAAAACAGATAACTTCAGCTAAGCGTACAAGCTTTATTGGCTATAGAGACTACAATATTATTCAAGGTCTTGGTTATGGGCGCGTAACTCCAGGAAGTGGGTTTGGTTCTCCATCTATAGGTTTTGAACTCTTAGATGTAGGTATTCTTCAGTTAACTGGTAAGATGTCGGGCCTGGGCAGGAAGACAGGATGGGTTAAGTTTGGTGAAGGTGCTTCGATATCCATTGCTGATCTTTTTAAGTCTGCTGTTGGTTTTGAGAGAAAAGTACCTGGGGCAGGTAAAGAGCTTGAGTATCTTGCTCGTGTACATGAAGCAGCTGGGGCAGAAAGACTTGGTATTGTCAACTTCTCTGCCTTCATGTCTAAAGGATATAAGTCAAAGGTCATTAGACATGAAACTTTCCACAATCTTGTAGACGATGAGTGGAGAACACAGTTTGCTAAGATTAATCCAGAACTTCTTAAACATGCTGGTCTTGAGAACTATCGATGGGGCTATCAGCCAGAATTAGCTGTAGAAGAATATGCGGCTTATCGTCTTGGAGATTTACAGACTCCAGTAGAGATTCTAGGCGAAGCAGCTGCTAATAAACGCTTGCTGACTACTTTAGAGACTCTTACAGAGCAGTCAGCTATTAGTACTTGGGCTAAAAGAAAACAGCTTAGATCCCAACTACTTGGCATGCAAGATCAAGGTATTGCTGCAAAACTTAGAGATGCTTTTACTGATTTTGGTTCTCCGTGGAAGGGTATGGCTTCTCCATGGAAGGCTATAGCTGCAGCAGCACGTCGTCTTAGAGGTCGTGCTCAAACATGGGCTAGTAGTTCAGGTATGCGTTATATGGTTCCTGGACCTCGCCGTGTTAGTAAGGTAGCTACTGCAGCTCAAGAAGCAGGTCTTTCGGCTAATTTGAGAGGCAATCGTATTGAAGGAATGAAGAAGAGTGGTCTCTCATATTGGTCACGTGCTGTAGATCATGACTTTGGTCGATCATGGGCTCGTTTAGCTAAGCTTATGGAGAAGATAGGTAGTGTCTTTTCCAGACTGACAAAAGGCCTGTTTAAACGCACTACAACAGCACAGAAGGCACTTGCAGAAGAAGCTCCTGTCTTTACAAATATCATTAAAGATGAGTTAGCTAATCAGGAGAGTAGCTTGATTCAGACTCTTATTAAGTCTGGATATACAACATCAGAAGTACATGCTCAAAGTATGGTGCAAAGAGCTAGCTGGTTCACAATGGGTGGATCCAAGTGGGCAAGGTTTGAGACTTTGGGTAAGGGTGGTTTTGGTAAAGCTTGGCTCGTTGCATCTCCCGAAACTGGTCAAGTTGGTGTACTAAAGCAACTTCGTCCTAGCTTAAAGCCTGGATCATGGGGTGCTGGTAGACAGGCTGAACCATGGCTTTATCCTGCAAGGCCAGGTGCTGCAAAACCACCTACAGAACTGAGACAACGTCTAATAGGTAATATGGATGAAGTTGTTGGATGGATGGATGAAGGTAATATTCCACCAGAATGGGGCAAAGGCACAATAGAAGAGATCATGGCTGCCCAAAAAGCTTATACACAGCTGTATAGATCCACAACGCCAGACAGAGAATTACGCTCTATAGAACATATTCTGTCTTATGAGGTTGCTATGCAGCAACAAGCTCGTAAAGAGCTTGGCGATGTGATTCCAGAAGTTTTTACTGGTGGCGTGATTGAAGTAGGTGGTGAGAGAGCAGGAGTTGGATTTATCCAAGAATATGGTGGTCGAGGACTAGGTAGCATGTCTAGGCGTATGACTCCTGAACAATTAGCCTCTGTTGAGTCACAAGTAAGAGAGTATGTTGAGGGTCAGCTACAGCGTGGTGGTGTATTTAACTGGGACTTAGGTAGAAACAATATTCTTGTTGATCCTGGTACTATGAAAATACGGATTATTGATCAAGGTGGTGCTACCTTTATCAAGGGCGTTCACGATGAAGCATATAAGGAATATGGTAAAACCTTTGGTAATATGATTATGGAGCGTATTTTTGGACCAATGCGAGGAGAGATTGGGCATGTCACTTCTAGTAATATGCAGAGGGCTGCTATTCAGGGAGTAGAAGCTAGTGGTGGTAGAGCTGTTGTTGGTCTTGAGGAGGCAACAGAAAATTCACTTGCCTTTGCAGCAATAGAAGCAGACGCTAGAAGAGCAGCTTGGAGAGAGCGTAAACTACAAGTAACTAAAATGCAACATGAAGCACATAAGAAGATGTTTGGGCGTAAGACTGGTCATGCTAAAGGAGGTCACTAATGGCTTTGTTCCGTACTGCAGGCGTTGCTGCACGTAAAGGAGTACAAAAAGCAGGTGCAGTGGTTAGCAAGCTTCTTCCTAGTGAGGTAACTGTTAGAACAGCAGTGTCTGATTTGCCAACTCTTACTCCAGAATTGGTAGGTAGTCGCACGAATTTAATGATGGTGGAAGGGTTTGATTACGCTACTGGTACTATGACTGCTCCTGTAGGACGTAAGTTTAGTGGTGTATTTGGTGAGGCTTTTGAGCGTGCTGGTTTACCAACAGATATACCAGGACTAAGAACTGCTGCAATAGAGCGCTTTCAACCACAGTTTCGTGCACGTGTACAGGGTGCTGTAGATTATGGTGGGCCTCCTGCTCGAATGGATTTTGGACTTACTGAGAGTGTATTTCCTGTGGGATTACCAGCTACTACACCAGCTGGTGGCTATACAGGAACAATGACTGTTGGTGGTCCAAGAAGAGTAGGAAGAATTGTTGGTCAGCCTGCTGTTGCACCTGTTACTCTAGATGAAGGTGTCGTATTTCAGCGACAAGTAGCGAGTGCACTACAAGAAGCTCCAACTCGTATGAGACCTAGAATTGAGCCTGGGCCCGGTTTGACTAGTGAAGTACAAATGCAAAGGCCTGCATGGCCTGGGCCAAGTTTTAGTGCTAAGACAAAGGGGTGGAGTTTTAGAGGTAGTTTTGTCGATCGTCTAGCTGGTGCTGGAGTAGGAATAGCTACTAGTAAATATACGTGGGGCGGATTAGCTGCTACTGGTATAGCGGGTATGACAGGCTTTGGTGGTTATGCTTTAATGCAAAATCAGGTTGATATGAATAAACAAGCTATGAAATCATTGAAGACGATGCGCAACTCTCTTCGTTATGGTGGTATGAACAGGCGTGGTGATTTTGAGTACAATCCTATGATGACATTCTCTAGACCTCGTGTACGAGCTGGCCATCTTGGAGCTAATGGTGGTTTGACATTAGCTCTTAATCGCCAAAGGAGTGCTAGATAATGCCAACTCTGACATCATATTTTGACAAAATGACTCCTGCTAGACAGGCTACTTGGTTGAGTGAGTTAGAGTGGTCTGGTGCAACAATGGGGTTTCATATTACTCCTGGCGAAGCATATACAGAAGTAGGTCCTATGATGCCTGGAGCTAGACGTGCTAAGTTCTTTATGCCTGGTACAGCAGAATGGATGGGCTTAAGAACTGCTGGCAGAGGTATTAAAGAAGCTGCAGGACTTGGTGCTAAAGGCGCATGGGGTAAAGCTTTTGCAGTTGGAGGAAAGGGATTGGCTAAAGCTGCTGGTAAGGGCTTTGCTCCTGGACTTGGGCTTTATTTTACTGGAACGGCTGCTCTTGAAGGCTATCGTCAGGGTGGTGTGACTGGAGCTATTAGTGGTGGCCTAAGAGAAGCAGCTATTAACTTGGCGTTGTTTGCTGGAATACGAGCGTTAGGACCGCATGGTGCTCTTGTTCTTGCAGGTGGTGCAGCTGTTGCTGGTGCAGGATTAGCTCTTGGTTATGGATTTGCTAAGGGTGCTGAAGCGTCTTGGCAGTATCACATGCGCAACTTACCGCTTGAGACGACAGGGTCTTTGTCAGCCTTTAGTACTGGTGGTGCTGCTACCATGAGACAAAGAAGCTTGATGAATATTCAGCGCAGTCATTTGAATGCACGTTCGGCGTTTGGCAATGAAGCACAGTACGCACACTTGGCAAGATATAGGGGTGTTGGTAGACGAGGCTTGATGTAATGCACGAGAAGATCAAAGATCTATATATGGAGAACGAGTATGGAATCCAATATTTGGATTACTATAAGAAAGCAGACTCACAGTTAGTCAAGTATTGTCAAGATACCTACAATATCAACACTAAATGTCATGGCATGTGTGTGAATTGCCAGATCGATCATATCAGTCGATATGGTGATACTAGTGATTGGGCAATCAAGGTAGAAAAGGCTTATGTTTATGAGCAGGAAGATTTACGTGAAGTTGTTGGTATGCTTAGGCGCTTCCAGAGAGTCAAGATACTGAAGCGTAAAGGTCGTTTGGTTCGTATTCAGGCAGTCATCAACTATGGTGTATGTACAAGAGACGAGGAGCATCCTCGTGTTTATAGAGAGCGTAAATCAGATATTAACCAGCTTCGATGTGAGATATGTGAATCTGCTATGTCTGCTCGTGTACATAAGATTGAAGGTTGGGTGCCTTTTGTTCATGTTACTGCGTTTAGTGTCAAGTGTGGTTTTGTTCCAAAGAGCTATGAAGATGAGATTCCTTCAACTGTAAGAAAGACACTTACCAAAGAGAAGCTTGAAGCTCTTCTTAGTCTTATTGATCCAGTTAAATGGGCTCGTGACTTTCTAGGTATTGAGTTGCGTGAGCATCAGAAAGTTGATGCTATGTGTACAGCTAAGCACACTGTACGAAGGTGGGGAAGACGATCAGGTAAAACCTATTCTGAATGCCAGAAGGTTCTTAGGTTTGCTCTGACAACACAAATCTCAGAAGGACATGATGCTAAAGGAAAGGAGATTAAGCGTGGTCCAGTAGTACTTGTTGTGTCGCCATACTTGGCTCAGATTACTTTGATTTTCGATATGATTCGCAAGATGGTCAAGAGAAATCCAGATATTCACATTCAGCGTGATATTAAGACGCCTTATCACTATCTGAAGTTTGCAGATACTGAAGACTGTGAAGGTGCAGTTATTATGGGTTTTACTGCAGGATCATCGTCTGGTGCAGAAGGTGGTACTGTTCGTGGTCAAGGCGCTGACATGATGTTAGTAGATGAGGCTGATGATATGCCAGAAGCTGATCTACTGGATGCTGTCGAGCCTATCCAGATTACAACACCCAACGTAATGATGATGGCTTCATCTACTCCAAAGGGTAAGCGCGAATGGTTCTGGAAGGTTTGTACTGAATCACCTCATTATAAGGAAACATACTTTCCTGCCACAGTACTAGACCACTGGGATGAAGTTAAGGACGAAGTTGAGCGCAAGGGTGTTACTGGCGTGCACTTCTTGCAAGAGTATATGGCACAGTTTGCTATTCAGATTGAGGGTGTTTATCAAGCGAACTATGTCACTGATGCAGAAGTTGATTACGAATATGGACAATCGCATAAGATATTGTGGAATCAAGAGACTTTTGGGGTAGATGCACCAGAGTCTGGATGGACTTACTCGATAGGCGTGGACTGGAATACTAACGCTGGTGTTGAGCTTGTTATTGTAGGATTGCCTCCTAATAATATTGAGTTTTGGGTGGTAGATGCCGTTAACATACCAAAACACGAGTATCAGCAGCATATTGCTATGGAAAAGCTTATTGAGCTGAATCGTTACTGGAATCCATCTTTCATCTATGTAGATAGAGGTTATGGTGGCACACAGCTTGAGCATCTACAGATCTTTTCTGATCGTGCTCGTATGCGTGAGCCAGGTTCTGCTGATGCTAAACTGAAGGACATTCTTACGGCTTATGACTTTGGTAAGAAGATTGCATATCGTAATCCTGCTACTGGTTTACAAGAAGAGACTCAAGCTAAGCCATTCTTGATTGAGAACTCTATTAGACAGTTTGAGCAAGGGCGTATTCGTTTCTCTAAGCATGACCATATCTTGCATCAACAGCTGCATAACTACATTATTGCTGGTGTAAGTCCACAGGGCGTGCCTCGTTACGGAATGAATGATAAGAAGATTGGAGATCATAGGCTTGATGCTCTTAATCTTGCGCTAATTGGATACATTCTTGAGATGTCTGAATGGGCCACTGATGTAGGTGAAGTGGCAAATATATTGCATGCTTCTAGTTTTGGTTCACAAGAGGTTAGAAAGCTGGTAGCAGAGAACGAGCGTAATTGGATCGAATTTGTGCGTGGTGTTCCAAGAGGTATAGGTTTACCAGGTCATCTTAAAGTTAGATATGACCCTGGTTATGTTGAAATGAAAGAAACACAACGCCAGACATCTTCTGAGCATAGTCGTACTGCTGAGATAGATAATGCTGGTCGTCAAGATACTAATACATTGCGTATAGGTTTCAGCTCAGATACTGAATGGAAGTATGATGGTACTAAGAAGCCAACATCACGAGTAGCCCATATTCATAGTCGCAAACCCAAACGAAGGACATTCTGATGCCATTGTCAACTAAAACACTAGGTTACTTAGGGGGTGGGTTTCTTGCAGCTAGTGCTCTTGGAGGTGCAGCAATAGGTGCTGTAGGTGGTTCTGTATGGGATTATGAATCACGTGCAGGATCAGGAGCATTAGCAGGACTTGCGTTTGGTGCTACTGTTCTTGGAGGGCCTTTGGCAGTTCGTGGCGGCATACGAACAGCTAGACAAATCTCTAAGCAAGGTTTTAGTTCTGCATTAAATGCTGGTACTGTAGGAGCTATGGCTGGTGGCGTAGCAGGTGGTTTGTTTGGTCCATACGATTCCACTATTGCTAATATCACTACCGGTGCTGCTGCTGGTTTTGGTGGTGCAACACTTGCTACTAGACTAGGAAGACATCTTGGTCCACGTTTTAAGCGTATTGGACAAGCTGGTTATGTTGGTATAGCTCATGGTGGTGCAGTCAAGTCTCCTATGTTTTATGCGGGATGGGGTGGTAGGTCGTTTAGTGCTGGTATGGGTGCAATAGGCGCTGGAGCTGGAACTGCTAGCTCATTATTTGTCCCTGCAGTAGCCCATGCAATGATAGGCGGTTCACGTCGAGATAAGCGACAGACTTCATTGAATAGATATTAAGAGGTCAGTATGAGTCTAAAGGTCTATAACTCAAGCAAGGTTGCTATTGATGATGCTGAGGGCTTTGTCTTTACTGCCCATAATGGTGTGCGTGGTGAATCAGTAGATGTGCTCTTGTATCTTAGAAATGACACGACGTACGTTTATTACAACAACATCATCATTAGTGTAGAAGATTCTGATTCAGAAGACGATACTCTTGGGGTCTATGGCACGGGGCGTGGCTTCAAGTTGTCAGCTGGATCTAGACAGCCAACAGAAGCAGAATGGGACAATGTTATAGCTGGCGACTATATAGAGATGTCGGATGTGGGTACTTCTGTAACAGGAGACATTACCACCTATTATCCATTCTGGATGCGTGTTATAGTACCTGGGAACACCGAGGTACAGACATTTAGTGATGTGAGTCTGAATATAACTGCATCTGAGCATCTAGTAGGATTGTAATGGCTGATTTCACTGTTAACGAACGTACTCGCAAGCTTATGGAGACTATTAGTGAGATAGTCGACAAGGAAGATGATGTAGGTATCTTTAAGCTACAGAAACAAGCTCCTGAACGACTCAAGAAGATTTTGGCACAGACCGATGATAAGACAAAACCTTCTATGGAAGATCTTCTTAAAGAGCGACAGTACTTTGATTCTCGTACTGGAGAAGAATCAGTAGATCTGTTAGGTAGAGCAACTAACAAGGACTTCTCGTCTGTAACTGATTTTGATGCTGATGAGATTAGAGAGAATCTACAGGCTATGCGCGAGCGTAGTGCACGTCTACAAGAAGAGTTAGGCAATCTACAGACACTAATAGAAGACAAGATTGTGAATGCCGACCCAAAGAAGGTGGAAGCAACTATTGATATTAGGAAGGATGCTAATCTTCGCAATGCTGTGCGTCGTGTTTTTGGTGACAAGAAGAAGACAATCACATTTGAGGATTACAAGAAGGCACTACAGCTTAAAACTCGCTTTGACAAGGAAGAGGTTGAAGCAACTGCTAGCGATAAGGTGAAGTTCTAATGCCTGGTCTGCGTAAGAAGGATGAAGTTTCGCAAGAACAGAACCAACGAGAAGAAGACTATGAGAAGCTGTTTCCTAAGATAGGAAGGGACTTTGTGAGCAAGGAAGATCTTGCTGATATTTTGGCTTTGATCGTAAATGCAATTCCTGGACTCTCTGTTGAGGTCAGTGATGCTAAAGCTACTGCCTTAGCTGCTGAGTACAAAGACAATATCAATAGTGGCAAGACTGATAGCAAGAAATATAAGGATTTGATTAAGCTCGACGACGATGATGAGCCAGAAGAGTCTGAGGACGAAGAGGAAGAGGAAGATAGTGGCTCTATTTGATGAAGCAAAAGCCAAGCCTGATGTCCCATTGGTAGAGATCAGTCCGTTTGTTGAAGTAGACTTATCGCTTATTATCAAGTCGTACGAAGAGTCAATGCGTGAGTCAGGTACTGAAGAAGGCGTTATTGTCTCTGGCTATGGAGAGATAGAGAAGAACAAGGGCGCTTTGGGTCTGCTTGACAATATCAATGGCAGTTATAGTCAGTCACCGTCAGAAGATTCTGCTGGTGGGTCAGCTGAAGTGACTATTGATACACAACTAGATCTCGGAGATGCTGGCATACCGTTTGGGGACTGTTTTCCATGTGATGGTCGAATTGTCTTTGGCGTAGACAATCTGCCACATCCTGCCATGTTTAAGTTTTGGGAAACGTATCTAGATGCTATAGAAGCTTTTATTCAACAGATGATGAATCTGATGAATCCAATGAACTTCTATAGTGACATCTGTTTCTTGCTAGATGCTCTGCGAATTGTATGTCCACAGGATCTTTTGGTTCTGTTAGCTGTGCTGCGTTTCTTATTGGCACACTATATTATGCTGAGCTTTCAGTTCAATTTGGACTGGATAGCTATTATTGGTCTGTTGCTGCTTCCAATCTTGATGTTAATTCACACCTTGCTGCAAATGGCAATCAATATTGGACTAGGACCATTGAAGTGCTTGATAGAGATGTTGACATTCTTCTATGAGTTAAATGTTTCACTTGAAGCTACAGTGATGCAAGCTGCTGATGCTATAGATACTACAGTCAATAGTTTTGAGGAAGTAGGTAGACAGCTCGATTCTCTGGGTGGCGGTGCTACTGATGCGGAAGTACCTACAACGGATACTAGTGAAGATTTTGAAGAGGAGCCAGAAGAGCCGTCTGTGCCAGTGCCGCCAGCAGGAGGCTATCAAAAATACAAGGAGTTTATTGGTAAAGTTGGTGCATTTACAAGCATGTTGATCGCCATGACAGATGCTAAGTTTACTCTTGAAGAACTGCTAGCTAAGTTTACAAGGGCTGTAGAGGTATTGATCAATTACTTGAGTGCTGGGATGTTGCTCAAGATGCAGCTTATGGGTGCAATCATTGACTTGATGAGGCTAATTGGTTTTCTTGTCGGTTTAATACGCGCCCTTATGAATGGTTCTGTATGTGATGATCCTAGTCAACCCTTGAGTCCCAGTGATGTAGAAGGACTTGTTAAAGCCTTGAATGCCAGCCAACAAACAGCTTCACAGTCTACTACATCGTCAACTGATAATCCGTTAGTAGCAAGTACAATCGGCCTAGATTTCAATACTGCCACAGGTGAACTTGTTATTACAGACAAGATTACAGACCAGAGTAAGCGTGTACCAACATGCATAAGTAAGGCTAGTGCCGACGATCGTGATACTATTTTAGAGTGGATAGACGAACTGGAAGGTTCAAGCTAATAGGTCTATAGATGACAATTGCAGTCAATAGATTTACGGTAGAAGATCGTATTAAGCCACGATCGCCACTTTCTGTCAAGCAGGTGAACTCTCCTGTACTGGGATACAAACAAACTAATTCTCGTACGACATTTGAGCCACCTGAATATGACCTGTCTGAGTTTAACACAATTGAGGATGTCGAAGCCTATGTTAGACAGACTCATCGTAAGAAGATCGGACTTGGGTTTAAGGAAGGCTGGGATCTTGTAGGCAAGAATATCGATACGCTTAGCTATATTAAGAAGCGTTTTGCTCAATTAGAGCATGCACAAGGTAAGCCTTGGCGTCTTTTGATGAAAGAGATTTTCTATGACTTGGTCAAGCATTCGAATGCTTATCTAGTCAAGGTTAGAAATGCGGATGTATCTGGTGGGTTTACACGAACTGCCAATGGCAAGAGTATTGATCCTATAGCGGCTTACTTTATTATGGCTCCAGAAACAGTACAGATTGCTAAAGACAACTCTGGGAAGATTCTTAAAGTACGTCAGTCGATGCCGGATGGTCGTACGAAGACACATGCACCTGATTTGGTAGTGCATTTCTATCTTGATAAGAAGACTGGCTTCTCTACAGGTACACCTATCCTTACGCCAGTGAAGGACGATATTCGTACTCTAAGACGTATCGAAGAGAACATAGAGCTGCTTGTATATCAGAATCTGTTTCCGTTATTCCAGTACAAGGTAGGTACAGAGAAGTCACCAGCTAAGACTTATCCAGATGGCCAAACTGAAATAGACATCGTACATAATAAGCTTGAGTTCATGCCTCCTGAAGGTGTCCTTGTTACGCCAGAGCGACATGAAATCTCAATGATTGGTTCTGAGGGACGTGCTTTAAGAGCAGAGGGTTATCTCAAGCACTTTAAAGAACGTGTGATGGCTGGTCTGGGTACTAGTAGCGTTGACATGGGTGAGGGTGGCACTAGTAATCGTAATACTGCTGATAGGCTGTCAGATAACTTGCGAGACGATGTAAAGTCTATTCAGGATGATTTTGAAGCTCAGTTTGATTTCTTTATCATTAGAGAGCTACTATTAGAAGGCAAGTTTGGTGCTGACGTACTTGATCCAGAAAATACAGTGCATCTTAGCTTCCGTGAGATTGATACTGATCGTCAGATTGCCAAAGAAAATCATGTGGCACAAATGTACACACAGCATATTTTCTCAGAGGACGAGGCTCGTATCAAGATAGGCTACGATCCTATTCCACTAGACGATCAAGAAGTCAGGGAGAAGATGTATTGGAGTATGATTGAGCAACCTAGCTTGCTTATCAGATCTATCGATGAATCATCTGGCCTGTCTGCTGCTACTGACAACCCTCAGGTTGCTGTGGAGAAAACCAATGCACGTGAGGGTGAAGAGAGAACTAAACGTATTGGTGCGGCCAGCAAACCACAGCCTCAGCAAGCTGCCAAGAAGAATAGTGGTCAGAGAGCTGGAGCAAGTAGGGATCAGCCTAGTAACCAATATGGCACTAGAACTGGTCCTAAGACGCGAAGAGATTTTGTAGATACTGAATTACTTTCACATGTAGAACAGTTACTACATGATGTTTCAATCTATCTACAGTCAGATGCAAGTAAGTCATGGGTCAAAGGCGTAATCAAGGCCTGGACCGAACAGACAAACAAGAGGCAATCAAGACTAGCAAGAGGTGCTTTTGTAGCTGGCGTTCGTAGCGTTGGCCTCAATCCATATTTCTATAATTTAGCATCACAGGTTCGAACTGTTGAAGATCATTCATCACGTTATGTACGTAAGTTGGCTCGTAATCTAGAGGATAGGTTTCAGAGATTGACAGGTGAAGAAGATGTTTCAACCATGATGTCGATTATGGATATTACTGTTAATCGTGTAAATGCTATCAATGAAACAGAACAGCAAAGAGCGTATAATTATGGTAGATTAGTAGCGTTCAGGTTGACCGGTGATAAAGTCAAATATACATCTCATGCTGGCGCCTGCGAGGAGTGTATGATAACAACAAGACAGGATAATCTTGATCCAAGAAAGTTGTCTATTGATGACATTCCTCCTGTGCATCCGTACTGTAGTTGTTCTGTAGACAAGGAATAACTATGACCAAGCAATTTGCTAAGTTCTATGACTATGTCGATCTTGCGGCACCAAAGGGATTGCGTATTCCTGACGAGCCAAAAGAAAAGGCAAAATTCATCGACAATTTCGTTGCCAATAAAAAGGGTCTAATAGCTACAGTTAGGGCTACACATGCAGCAAGACTGACACGTAATAATGGCTTGTATTTGCCAGACAAGATGCGCAAGGGTTCTAGAACAATGGTTTCACGTGAGCGTGGCGGTTCTGAACCGTATGATAAGCCAGTACTTATCAATCACGAGTCACACCTTGATGCTATTGGTAGGATCGTCGCTGCTGACTATATAGATGTCACTCAGCAAGCACGTGTAACTGATTCG